TATGGGGACGAATTCTTTTGGTCAGAAATAGTATAAACTGTTGACTTATTCAACAGAACCCCGTATAATAGTTGCATACAAAATAGGAATAGCATGAACAAATTAGAAAGACAACAAGCACGACTGAACGGCATCTTAGCCAACCCTAACCTTAAGCCTACTGCTGTAGTGCTAGAAGGTAGAGATACGGCTGGTAAATCATCCACTATTCGTGAGTTGACACACTATATGCCTACAGATTCGTACAGTGTTGTTCTTTCTACCAAGCCTACTTCTAAGATTATGAAGGGCTGGCTTAAGTTCTGGGAAACCAAATTGCCTAAGCGACCTATGATTACATTCTTTGATCGTAGTTGGTATTCTAGATCTATGGTACAGCCTATCAATAACTGGTGCTCGGACGAAGAGTACTGCGACTTCATGCTAAACGTAAACAACTGGGAAGCTAACCAAGATGTAGAGTACATCAAGTTCTGGTTATCTATCAGTGAAGATGAGCAGAATGATCGTATCAATGAGCGAAAGACCTCTCCACTCAAGTCGTGGAAGCTATCACCCAACGATATCAAAGCTCTATCATACTATGACGAGATGACTATTCTCAAAGAACGTGTAATGACTACCACTAATGACTGGTATCCAATTAACTACAATGACAAGAAAGAGGGTCGCCTAGCTTTAATTACTAAACTATGCGATACCTTAGAAGAAAGAATTGTTGACAAGAAAAGTGGAAAGTAGTATAATAGTTGCATATAAGGGAGGATAGTATGACAGATAAACAATTTGATATCCTAATGCTGTACTACGGTATGCTTGGGGAAGGTAACGATAAAATTACTGCAATGTTCTACTTGATAACTATGGGTGAGCATACAGATGACATAGCTTGGCTAGTCAGGCACTTAAAGGTTAGCAAAGAAGCAAGGGGTCACGTTGAAGAAACGGCTTAGAAATACTATTGGAGGCGTGGTAGATTTAGTAGCTGGCTACTATAATTTAGACGTTGATATATTTATAGAAACGGAAGCACTAGATGAAAACAGTGCAGAGTTGGAAATCTTGGGTGGTGGTGTTTACAGCATCATCCTAGATAGGAAGTTCGTAAAGAACGAAGATCTAGTATACATTATAAGGGCGGTAGCACACGAAATGGTGCACGTTAAACAACATGAGCTAGATGATTTGTGCCTAGAGACAGAGATGTTCAAAGGAGAGCAGTGGGGAGGGGATTACTGGTTCGCTCCATGGGAAGTAGAAGCACGAGGACTAGAGGAGGCATTCTTAATGCACTATCTCTTCAGTCAAACAGCGAAAACTTCTTGACAAAAAAACAGAAAGCTAGTATAATAGATTCATAAAATAAAGAAACAGACAAAATTTGGGAGAATTTTTAATGAGCGAATTTACCGCAAAAGCATCAACAAACTACACTGAAGACATGATTTCTGTAATGGAAGCAAACTACAGTGCTAATCCTAGTCGTGAGACTGCTGAACTGTTGGCTCTAGAGTTTGACAAGCCAGTACGCAGTGTAATTGCTAAGCTATCAAGCATGGGCATTTACCAAGCACAGGCACGAGCTACTAAAGCAGGTGTTCCAGTGGAGCGTAAGGAAGCAATGGTTGACGAGATTCAAACCATGCTGGGTGTAGAAGTTGAGTCTCTAGCTAAAGCTACGAAGAACGATCTTATCAAGATGCGTGCAGCTTTGGCAATGATTACAGCCATCGAAGGCTAAGTAGTATTGGGAGAGGGGGTTAGCCTCCTCTCCACAATTTTAATAAAGGAAATAAAATGGCACAACGATCTCTAACAGTAGTACATGAACCAGGTCCACCTAAAAGATCTAGTACAAGTGGTAATCCTAGTATGGTGAAGTTTTCTTCTATGAATAAGAGTAAGAAGCGTTCCTATAAGAAATACCGAGGACAAGGTAGATAAAAATAGTTCTTGACTGAAAGGTTATTTTTAAGTATAATAGTTGTCAGATTTGGGAGAGGCGTAGATACTCTCTCCTTGCAACCCACAGGCAAGTAAAACGCTGTAGGGGTATTCTCATACCTAGTTGAGGCGCAGGGTAACAGCGAGAGCCAGTACAGTTTCGACAACTTCTATTTATTGATATGCAAGCTGTACTAATCGTTCTCAATATCCCCCTATTGAGAATGGGGAGAGTCTATATCCCTCGTGAGACTCTCATCGAATGGAAAGAAGGAGGCAGCCATTCATCCCCACCGAAACCCCAGATAAGAAATTGTCTGGGGTTTTTTTATACCTGTTGAAAAAATTTCTTGACATTTTTCGTCATGTCCGTTATAATAGATGGTTCCTAAGGAGGATTCTATGAGCAATATAATTCAATTTCCAGATGTTAGAGAGCAGAGAGAAATAGAAAAACAAATGGAAGCGCATCAAGTAGTTCTTAGTGAGCTATACGAAGCGCTGGCAAAGATTGAACACGGTCATATGTCCATAAAGGACAGAACTTTAGAAATAGAAGACGAGTACCAAACCTTAATACAAATGTACGCTGATATTGTTGGTGTAGATAATGTAGGAGTTAAATGGCTTGAGTACTGTGGATTTGTATCTATGGAGAAAGACCCAGAAACAGGAGAGTTAGTAATCTCCTTTGTACCACCAGAAGAAGATGAGGAATAAATATGTATTTACTAGAAGCACTAGCTAAAAGACTAGAAGGTGACGTAGCTGTACACAAAGCCAACATTCAAGTATATCTTGACAACCCTGCGGGGATAGGCGAACATCCACAAATCATAGCAGCTATTGAAGAAGAAGTAGCAAAGCTAGCAGAAAGCAAGGAAAAACTAGATACAGTCTTGGAGTTGTTAGGCGAATGAACTATACTGAGGAACAGACTAAGCTAATACTTGAAAAGTACGCGGCTAATCCTGAACCACAAACAGTGGAAGAATTGGCGGCCACTCTCAGTAAAAGTAAGAAATCAATAATTGGAAAGCTAAGTAGAGAAGGAGTTTATAGACGATCTGTTTATAAAACCAAAGCGGGGTTAACGCCCGTCACTAAAGCTGAAATTGTCGCAGAAATAGCATTAGCTTTGAACACGACAGAAGACGAACTTACGGGGTTGGAAAAAGCCCCGAAACAAGTGTTAATCACTATGAAGGAGAGATTGAATGCTGGATAAGTTGCTGGACCACATACCTTGGATTCTCTGTGGTATACTACTAATAATGTTGAGTGTGAGACCTATATGCGATATCTAAGAAGTCCTAACTTGCTAGGTACATATACGGAAGGAGACACTAGTATTGAAATCATGGAGAACTACGAAACAACTGACTGTGGACAACAGATAAAGTTCTATACACTAAGGATAATTCATGAAAATCGTACTGAATTTCCTACACAAACGAGCGCAGAACAAAGTTTAAAAAAGGTATTCGAACGAGTAAGAAACAGTTAAAAAATGATTTTGAAGTTGGGCGAAATTAGAAGGGATTTTTAGTTCGGGTAGGATTGGGATATTATTGGTAACGGGGTTATTTGATTATCGTTGTACTTAACAATTGTTTTAATTATATAATTCTCGTTACCTCGAAAGTGGGGTTTCAGTTGTTACTAGATGTTAACTGCAATAATATAATGGATTCGGAGATGGAATCTCCTTTAATTCCGATTCCACTCCAATTGCATAAATATTTTGAACCACCTTCGTAACAACGAGTATAATAAATCATAGTTAAACCTTATTGATTATCAATTTTAATAAATTATATCACACTTTTTGGCATAAGAAAAGAACTATTTTTCCTAGGGGTACTGTAAATACTTTGTGGTTAAGTCATAGGAAACATAAAAAAGTTTTGACTTTGTTATCTAAAACAGTGTATAATAGATACTTATTAGGAGAAATGAATGAAAGAAAAAATGTATAGCTTTATTGCCCACCCTGTTAACAGTAGCAAAACTGGAGAGTATATAGAGCATTCTATAACCGAAAAGCATAACGTCACTCTCGATGAAATGTTGGAATCTTACACTAGATTCTTATCCGCCATTGGCTTTGAGACTGATGGTAGAGAACTGATGTTGTTAGACGAAGAGTTTGTCGAAACCGACACTATGTCCTTTGATCCACAGTGGGGTCAGGAGTACTTGAAAGACGGTGCAAACGTAAATGACCCACAGTACACTGACGCTATCTGGAAATGATAGCTGACCTAGCAGCGGGGTCAATCCTCGTCGCAGCATATCTAGTATTACTTTGGGTAATAGTGGAGTTGTTAGATGATATGTGACCTCGTAGGATTAGTATTAATTGTACTCAATCTACCAATTATATTTTATTTAAGCGAAATAGCAGGAGAGATAATGTGGGAGTCTATATAGATAAAAGTGTGGCGAAACCAATAAATAACAGGAGTTAGTATGGAAATTGAAGTAACAGATGTAGAAGAGTTTTGGGATGGTAGTGCCAACCTGAAAATGGAATTAGACCAAGAGGCATTAGCTATGCTATTGACAATGTCAATTACGAGGATACTCAAAGATGCTATCGAAGAGCATGAATATACGCTAGACCGTGGCATACAGGAGGAACTACCATTTGATGAACAGTGATGAATCTAGGTTAAGGGCGCTAGAGCAGTCAGTAGACTCTCTAGTATACCATATAAAAAACATAATGGAAGACAGCCCTTCTGCACTTGAAAAAGCAACACTCTTAGTAAAACTATTAGATTTGCAAAAACTTGTAGAAGACTTTAAGGAACAAAAAAAGGGGCGTTAAGCCCCTTTTTGCTATATAGTATAATCGAGTGAGAAACTTCTCTGTACACTCTGCAATGTACCATTTCTATCATAGAGAGTAGTAACATAGTAGTCCTGGCTCACCTTGTGAGAACCATCAGGCATTTTGTTGACGCTAGTAACAACATCAACATCCTGTCTTGTGTTAGGTGTTGAACCTGTATGGCTCAACGGGGTTATAGCACTTATTTCCATTACGCTCCCTTATGGTTAAATGTAATTTCTAAGTGTGCAAGCAACCAGGAAAACCTAAGTGTCCAGTCGATTCCCTCTTCTCTATAATTTAGATACTCCAGAGTAAGAGTAGGAATTAAAACAAATTCTCCTGCCTTACGATCTGCCTCTGTTATAGTACCTTCAATAAATATCCATTTCGTCAAATTCATATTCTTGTTCATCCCTTTCCCCTAAAATGTATAGCGAATCTCTGTCTCGAGTTTGCTTTTAATATAATCGCGCTCGTCGGAGTCAGCTCCTTCGAACTTCCCTTTTATTATTAAGTTATCCATCTTAAACTTATAACCAGTCTCAAAGCTATAACCATCCGTCATCGGACCTGCTTCAAAATACATTTTATTGTCGAATTCATAACCTAACCTAAGATGCTGAGTTACATCCTGTGATTTCTCTCCCTTGAAAGGAAGTTCATTCTTATACTCAATATATGGCTCTGCCACTGCTTCTGTGGACACTAATAAAAGTGCCCCTACTACAAAATACTTATACATCTAACACTGCCTCCAGATTTGGTGGGAAGTAATCCTTACCCTTCAATACTTTACCATCTTCACGATAGATGGGCTTTCCGTTCTCTAGCTTAGACATATTACTGTAATGCACTTCGGCAAAACACTCGTCTAAATCAATGCCGAAAGATTGGCCCGCTCCGTATATAACATACAGCAGATCAGTAAGTGCGTCTGCTACATCTACAACATCTCTATCTTCGATAGCCTGCTTCAGTTCGTCCAACTCTTCTTCAATTAAAGAGATTCTTAGCTCTCGAGTATTGAAGTCACTTAATGTAGGCTCTACTTCACACGTTTGTCCAAACGCTTCCATGAAGTCACCAACTAACTCAAAATTTGTTCCGCTTATCATCTCTTTGCCTTTTTTGTTCTCTGATACGAGCTGATGCTTTCGCTTTGTTCCTTTTGGAGCTAGGCTTCTCGTAATGTTGCTTTTCTCTCAATTCAATGAGGGTGTCTTTAGTATTTCGTTTTAATGTTCTAATGGCACTATTTAGATTGCCGTTTCTTACCGATACCTTAATAATGTTCTCCAAAGCTATCATCGCCTTCGTAAAGGTCTTGATACTCTGTGTAGGTATCGGGTTGTCCATCATCTTCGTAGTCATCGTCTACATAAGTATCTTTCTCAAAGTCCAGCTCAGGAACGTCAAGTTCCATCTCTAGCTGTTCTATAAGCTCTTCTGTGTTTGTTCTTTTCTTTGGCATTATTCCTTACTCTTCTTTGTAAATACCCAACCGCGATCTCTTAAATACTTAGCCTGTTTTACACAAGAGTTGTAAGATCGGTCAGGAAACAGTTGTTGCAGCCTCTCACAGTCAGACGAGTAGTATTGCTTAGATAGTGTAATTCTCTCGTCATGTGTCCAAGGTCTTCTCGTATATTTCATAGATTTCCTATTTCATTATAGGTATAATTATAATAGTAATAACCTCCAAAGTCAAGTGTTATTTTTAACAGTCACTCAAAAATAATACTTGACTTTACAACCGAATTCCCCTATAATATCTTAGAAATCCCAAGAAGACAAAAAGAAAAAACAGGAGTAGTTCAATGACCGGTATCGAGTTTTACGCTCTTTTAGCTTTTATAATAGCAGGTGCTATGTATAGCAGCTTCAAGTTAGGTAAGAGAGAAGGAACCATAGATACAATAGAATGGTTACTGGAAGTAGGAAAGCTTGACGTAAATGACGACGAGCTATTTACACACTATGATTAATGGAACGACTCTTGGGGTTTCAGTAATACTTTTGTATTTTTCAATACAGATTTATTTACATTGGATAAATTGATAACAGGTCGGAGCACCACAAACGCCCAGGAAGAGAGAAATAGTGAAAAAGATGAAAATGAGGCTAGAAGAGATTGCCTGCGATGGTATACTCTGTGATTTCATATGGTCATTGGCCATAGTAATGGGGACGTTATCAGCGCTAGCTTGGTAGTAAAACTGGAGGGACTTAATAGTCCCTTCTTCACTATACAGTTCTTATAAGGAAATATAATGGCACTTGGATTTCTAAAAGAGTTAGTTGGGCCTGTATCAGGCTTAGTTTCAGAATTTATAGAAGACAAAGATCAAGCTAATAAGTTAGCTCACGAAATAGCTACACTAGCAGATAAACAGCATCACGCACAACAGTTAGCACAACTAGAAGTAAACAAAGTCGAAGCTGCACATAAATCCTTATTTGTAGCAGGGTGGCGACCAGCAATTGGTTGGACCTGTGGCTTAGGGCTGCTGTATAATGTGATAGTACACCCCATACTTTCTGTATGGATAGAATTACCCCCAGTAGACACAGAAGCACTCACTCCCGTAATGATGGGTATGCTAGGTTTAGGGGCCATGAGAAGTTACGAAAAAGTTCAAGGCGTAAGCAGGGAAAAGTAATGGAAAGAAATTTTAAAGAAACCCAACAGGATCTAACAGAGCTAAACGGTGATGGAAATCGTGAGCGGGGTCGTTACGGGGAGGACGAGAGTAATGAAGCGAAGGACGCACCTGAGACTGAGGAGCAAAGAAATGTCACAGCATGACTTAGTAGAATTGTGTGAGTGGCCAAACGGAGACTGGTGTTTACTAGAGGATTTGGAAGAATACTCTAGGGATAAGTCAGATGACTATAAAATTTTATTCTTAACAGAACGTCAGTACTTCTATGAGTACACAGGCGAGTTAAATAAAGCAGAGGACTGCAGATGAATCAAGATAATGTATACAAACAGCTACAATTAGACGAAGGAGTCAAGTATGAAATTTACAATGACCATTTGGGATATCCTACTTTTGGAGTCGGCCATCTGGTAACAAAAGACGACGAGGAATTTGGATTAGAGATTGGAACGAGGGTTAGCGCCGATCGAGTCAAGTCAGTGTTTATGAAAGATTTACATACGTCCATACGAGAGTGTTTAATCCTGTACCGAGAGGACTACTTCGACGATTGGCCAGGGGAAGTTCAAGAAATTCTCGTAAATATGATGTTCAATCTAGGTAGACCACGGTTATCTAAATTTAAGAACATGCACGCAGCTTTGAACAAAGAAGATTGGGCAGAAGCCGCAAAAGAAGGAAGGGACTCATTATGGTACAGACAAGTACCTAATAGAGCTGAAAGATTAATGACTAGATTGGAAAACGTATGATACGATTGAAAAGAGCAACCATATTCGTGGTTGATAGTTGGCGGTATGTTATGGATGTAAGGTTTAATCCATTAAGATTTATAGGTGATCCTAGTTTGCAAATGTACTTCACATTAGCTTTATTTACAATGTGGAGTGCTTACTTTGGCTTTATAGCAAGCCACTATCTGGGTTGGGTGAATTATAGTACATTAGCAAGCATCTTTATTCATTTGGCAGTAATTATACCCATAGGGTTCACAAACGCAGTATTTATGGATGCTGAACGCAATGGGTCTACCTGGTTACGACAGTGGAGAAAGAAAGATAGTTTGTAATCAAATTATTCTTGACAAATTAATAACAAGGTGTCATAATACACACTATGAATATTTTTATATTAGATGAAGATTTAGACAAGTGTGCTGAATATCACGTTGACAAGCATATTGTAAAGATGCCTTTAGAGGCAGCACAAATGCTCTGTACCAATCACTGGATAGATAAGTACCTTGGCTATGTACCCCAGAAACTTACAAGAGAGGAGTGGGCAGTTGTTAAAGAAGCAAAGAAAAATCCTGTTAGGGACTTTCCTTATCTTCCCACTATGTACAATCACCCCTGTACTATATGGGCTAGACAGTCCCAGCAGAACTACGAATGGTTATTCTGCTACGGTCTCGCGCTCAACGATGAGTATAGATACCGTTACGGTAAAGAACATAAATCAGTGCATGAGGTCATACTCAAGCTACCTGATATCAGCTTACCCAGTACCGGTCTTAGTACCTTTGCACAGGCTATGCCCGACGAACTCAAGTCCGATGATCCCATTTCCAGCTACAGAGCCTTTTATCACAAGGACAAAGCAACATTTGCTAGCTGGAAATACAGGGACAAACCAGAGTGGTGGGATGAAACAGAAGCAGACTATAACGAAAGGATTACAAGATAGTGGCAGTTAGAATAGTTAGTAAATCTAGCGATGATGTATTGAACGATATAGCATTCGCAGCAAGGGTATCAAACCCTTCGAATCAAAACAATGAAGAAACAGCAGAAAAGTTAGTACGATACTTAATTAAGCACGGACACTGGTCTCCTTTAGAGATGGTATCTGTGACAATGGAAATCGACACCACCAGAGATATTGCTAGACAGATACTACGGCACAGGTCGTTCTCATTTCAAGAGTTCAGCCAAAGATATGCAACAGTAGATGAGTTACCAATACCTGCATTCAGAGAAGCTCGTGGACAAGACCCTAAGAATCGACAGAATTCTGTACGACTAGAGGACGGCCCCATACATCTAGAATGGTTAACTAAGCAGAGAAATGCTTGGCACGCATCTATGACAGCTTACAACTGGGCGTTAAAGAACGGTATCGCAAAAGAACAAGCCAGAGCAGTCTTACCAGAAGGTATCACTCCATCACGATTATATATGGCAGGAACAATTCGTAGCTGGGTACACTTTATTCAACTGCGTAGCGGGAACGGCACACAACTAGAACACCAAAATATCGCTCTAGAGTGTGCTGAAGCCTTGAAACCCATATTTCCAATGATCGAGGAATTTGTAGAAAAATGAGAGTAGTCAAACCATATGTTGTTTATGGAAAACAGGACTGTATCTTTTGTGATAAAGCAAGACGCTTACTCAAGAGTGAAGGTGTAGAGTTTACATACTTACAATTAGATTCAGATTTTACGATGGACGAGCTGTGGGAAAAAGTTAAGTTTACAACATATCCGCAGATTTTTTTATACGATTATCCTATCGGAGGCTATAGTGATCTCCAAAAATCGTTTGACAAACAGAAGGGATTGCTGTAAAATGGAAGGTATAAAATATGATGGAGAGAAGCCAAAAATGCATTTGCTCCCTCCGAAAGCACTCACAGAAGTAGCTAAAGTATTAACCTTCGGCGCTCAGAAGTACGACGAAGAAAATTGGAGGAAGCTAGACAATCTACACAATAGATACAGTTCCGGTGCACTTCGGCACATATTTGCACACATAGATGATGAAGAGTTAGACCCAGAAAGTGGGCTGTCACATCTAGCACACGCAGTATGTTGTTTAATGTTTAAGTTGGAGATTGAATTAGAAAATGGCAAGAGTAAAGAAGAAAAGTTACGAGAACCTAACGGATGTAAATCTGGAGCGAGTGATAGCTCTTTTGAATCCGACCTCCTCTACAGTAAAAGCTATTACGAAGAAGGAAGCGTGCGAGATTCTAAATATAGCATACAATACGACCAGACTGACAAAAGTTCTGGAGGACTATAACGAACGTAAGGACTATACTACTAGAAGAAAAGCTATTAACAAAGGCAAAGCTGCCACTGCTGGTGAGATTAAAGAGGCAATTACCTTTTATCTACAAGGCGATACAGTTAGTGATATTTCAAAAGGTTTGTATAGATCTGCTTCTTTCGTAAAAGCAATTCTAGAAAGGATTGGAGTTCCTCAGAGACCTGCTTCTCTTGAAGATAGGCTACAAAATGCTTATCTACCAGAAGAGTGTGTAGCTGAAGAGTTCTTAGAGAAAGAGATAGTTTGGTCTGCAGCGCATCATGCCCCTGCAGAAATTAAAGGAAGACTAGATGATGCTAAGTATATACCTCTCTACGGGGTTCCCTGCTATGCAATCTATATTCCAGAGAAAGTAGATTCTAGCGAGAGTTTATACTCCAACACAGAAGTTGGAGGATTCAACGCATATTCTCCAGCATATGATCTAGGTAAGCTAGAGCACCTGCTTGGGTACGGAGTAGATTTAACGAGGGTATAGTGAAAAACTTATGGAGATTGTGGGCCAAGGCTATAGGTGAGAAAGAAGGCGCAACTGATGCCGAAGCAGACAAAATAGCAATGATTAGAACTATTATTGTTGGTGTTAACTTTATTACTTGTTTCTTTATTATAGCAGGTAACATACATAATTGGTGAGCAATATGGACTTCAAAGACAATGTGCTAGATTCTTTATACGACGGAGACACTTTTATAGAGTATATGAGTGTCAATAGTGGTAGAACTTTGTCCGGCTGGTTTACGCTTGCAGGAGACAAAAAGATCAAACAGTATGATATCTCAGATACAATAGTAGCTTGGGATATCGAAAATAACAAGTGGGAAGACATTCGCACTAAAACAATTAGCAGATGGCAAAGGAGATACGATGTCGGATCAGGAAAATATTACAGTGTATGATGGGTTGCATTATTGCTACCTACGCAGGGATTACTTCAGGTGGAGTGAGTATATTGATTTTTATAAGAGATTAGGTATTTGATATGAAAGTAACAAAAGAGATAGCTAGTGGCTGGCACGGATTTGTTTACAACGACTGGATTAAAGAGGTAGAGATAGAGTTTGTTGAAGTAGAGGAAGGCTATATCTACGCGGAACTCAAAAACGAAGACAAGTACTGCATCATGACAGGAGGTACTCCTGGCAAACTAACGGGTGCTGGTGCGGGTGCAATGTTTGGGCCAGTATTGTTAACAGCAACAGACATTCTAGGGTTTATGGCTGCATTTACTACAGATACTTATATACCTAAAGCTACAATTACACATAACTGCTCGTTCTTGCTACCAGCAAATGCCGAAGTATTCGGTATTAAAGCACAAGTACAAAGCTGGGGCAAAGCAGTTTCTCATGTAAATACCTCAGTTATTAATGTCGCAACCAGTGAGCTGATTTTTCAAGCACAGTCTACTTACTCTATGACAGTTAGGAAGGAAGCTACTGTTGGATAATCAACTTCATCC